AAATAAAGCTGTAAATCGTCCTAAAAGACCTTGTCCTGGTCTGTATGTGACCTGTCTTCGACTCAATACAGCAGCTAATCCATTAGCATTTGTGCCTGAACTAGCCTCAAACATAGAGTTAGCAGCAGTCCCTGTTCCGCCTAGAACCGTAAAAACTTGTGCTTTCTCCAATAAACCATAAGGCGCTGAAATCTGAGCAATAGGAGTTGGTTGGGCTGTTGATAATTCGCCAAACGCGGTGGTCTGAAGCTCTTGGATTACATTGTTGCTCACTTAAATCTCACTCCAGTCAGTACCATCAAATACTAAATGCATAGAATAGTTCTTTACGTTTATCGTCCTGTTAGTAAACCCGTCGATTGGGCCAATAACATCTATCTTTGCACCGCGACGTTTGATATGAACTTCGTCTTCCTCAATCGCCTGAGGGTCTAGGGTGACAACTATGTTGCTTGTGTTCTTGCATATTAATATCTGGTTCTCTTCTGTCGTGACGCTTGATGTGACTTGTCTAATCTCGAACTCTTTAAGCTCTAGAGAGTTGATACGTGCCGCGTTTCTGCTTACCCTTGATCCTGTGCTTGTAAGCGTCTCTTCATTCGATTCTACGTTCTCTGATGAGGTATTAGTCTGTTGGTTTACCGCCTCAACCCACTTCAGGAATCTAAAGGTTAACTCACCATCAGGCGTTAGGAAGTCGTCCCTTCTGCTTGGTGGTATTAATACAGCAGCCATTACTGCGTGCCGCTCTCTGCATTAGCTTCCAACTTGATAATGTTGCGCTTAACAGGATCTGATCCGCTAAATCTCAATACCCTGCTGACTGGAAAATCTCCCTGCCTGCGCCAAATTGTACGTTGCTCGAACTCACCGATTTTACCATACTTGCGGCTGAACTCGCTTGAGAATGACCGGCCCCCATTGTCAGAGAAATCCATGCGTACAACAGGGTCTGAGCCTTGGCCAGTAGTTAAACCCACTCCTGACTCCATTGTCAGCTCTATCTCGCCCGCAAATAAGCGCTGCCCTTGGTTGCTGAATGGAGATGACGACTTAGACCAGAACAAAACATCTCCGTATTCGTCAAACGTTTCTAAGTCCAACTCACCAATACGCCCGTCAATCTGATCACCTACCAGAAGCTTACCGCCTAGCCTGATGATTGAGTTAACGCGCCACCGGTTGCCTGTGACTCCTGTTTGCCGCTCATGCCATGTTGACTGCCCGGCTAGTGCAGATGTGGTCGCATCATAAACAAAGGTCTTAGATGGGATTCTGCTCGATGTGAACGTGAAACCAACAAAGAAGTTTCCGCCCTCTGAATACGTCCAGCTAAATGCATCGGCTATCTCTGCCTCGGTAAACTTCTGGATAGCGTTATCAATCGCACTCGTTGAAATCTTCTGCACTGAACTTGATCCTGTCACCTTCCAGATTGACGCTTCTTCATTCCTGCCACCGCCGACAAATACGAAGGTGTTATCAAATTCAGCCAGGGTGAACCTGCCATAAACGCCTTTCTGAATGTTTGCGCCTGGTATCCGTTGGAATGGGAAACCTGACCCACCTACATTCTGGAACAACTCGATAGTTTCTTCACCGCCCACAAACAGTTCATTGTGGTTAACATGCAGAGCAACAATTCGATCAGGGTTAATTTCTGCAGTTCCGAAGTCCAGGGCGTCATAGCTAAACGGGTCATTCAGGGCAGAGTTGAAAAACACACTTCCATCTGCGGCGCTGAATACAAAGAAGCCATCCTTAAATACGACTGTGCTGGACGTGATGAAGTCAATATCTGTGATCTGCGTGAGCGTATCTGCAACGTTGTCAAAGGCGAACGAATCTCCACCAGGCACAACGATTACTAGAAACTGCCCGTTATTAGCCAGCGATACCCTGCCTGACCCTGTGATTGAGCCTAAATCAACAATGACACCGGCAGTAGTCACAGAGTAGAGCCGTGACCCGTTGATGAAATAGCCCACTCCTTTCATCACCTGAGAGCCACGGTTTGAGCCGACTATAGTCGCGCCTGATGTTGGGTGCGTCTTAGTACCAGGACAGCCAAACAGGGCCCTCTGATTGAGCGCTGTGGCCTGCGGGATGACAGGGTATAGATTGACGCAACTTTGCGCCGATAAGGGTAGAGACGCGCTCTCGTAGAACCCTGTTCCTATTTCCAGTTGAACGCGGGGCATTAGAAGTTCTTCTCTATGTCAGCAGGGAAGAAACGATCGTCTAGGAAAGAGTCGTGACACTGGTTGCCTGATCCGGTTGGCAGTGTTGACGGGTATTGAACTCGCTTGATTGTCACTAACGCTGTGCGCATGTCATTTCTTAATGATGCCGCTGTAGCCACTAGAGCAGCGTTAGCAGCCTTCTGGAATTCAGGGCCGATAAGGATAGCCAAATTGTCGATTATCGCGGCGTGTGCGAATCTTGGCGCTCTGACCTCATCGTTTAGATCAGCAACAGGGACAAACCCAATGGGTGTAACGACCTCCCAGCTCGATAGCATATCATTCAGCAGATCAAGCCCTGTTTGCGCCTCTGATGGCTCAAGGTTAATCTCTGCTGTCTTAATACCAACCCGAGACATTGCCCGATTAACAAAATGCTCTGCTGTTGACATGGTAGCTCCTACTTAGCCGATGGGCGTCCAGCTTTCTTTTTCCAGCCTAACTCTTTTGCCTTTTCTACCGTAGCGGGCTCGTTATTAAGATGGATTGCTGTTTTATTTGGCTTTACCCAAACAGTGAGTTTAGACATTTCAAACTCCAAAGAAGAGAAGGGGCCGAAGCCCCATATTGATCATGGTGCCTATTAAGCGATAGCCGGTAATGTAACGCTAAGCCCACCAAAACCGATTACGGCCCATCCGCCTGCAAGGAACATCAGCTCAACAGCTTCGCCAGCGGTCGTGAAAGTGATAGTCGAGTACCCAAGCCCATTTGCCGGGGTTAGCACACCACTTCCTCCATCAACTACATGGACTACGACCTTCCGTTGGCCAATATAACCATCTGCAATAGTCAAAGCCTGTGCTGCACCGTCAGAGGTGAACTGAGTAACTTCTGTGATAACATCAACAGCGCCAGCACCAGTGATCGCCTGGATATTTGTGTCAGTGGTAAGGATCAGCCCAGTAGAGTCCCGCGTTAGCGCTAAAAGACTTGCACCGTCAGATGCTTTTACGGAAATGAAATACTCAGCGTCTAGACTAGACGAGATACCATCGAAATACCCAGAGGCTCGAACCGTTGCCATTGCATCGGAAGTTGTATAAGCAAACATCTTGCCCTTATCAAAGGCCTTCCCTTTGCCACCCATTGCTTTTAAACCAGTTGAATCAAATGCCATTTTCTTATCCTCAAGATAGTTACCCCGCCTAGACGGGGCTTATTGGGTTATGGTGCGCCGAAGCCCTGGCCAGCGAAGAACGGGTTCATTACCCCGTAAGCCGGACGGAAGTCGAAACGAACCTTCTGGTTGTTCTCCAGGAATCCAACGCCCTTAGAGATACGGAACTGCAAGCCGTCCTCAGTGGTTGCAAGGGTATCGGTGGAGTGCAGCTTCTTAATCGGTACAGAGCCGATAGAAAACGCCTGCTTATGCCAGAACAAGTTGGGCTGAATGATGGTAGACGCAGCGCCCAGAAGGGTTACAACGTCGCCACTCACTGCGGCTGTGTCGGTAGTGTTGTACTGACCGTCCGACTCAAAGATGGCTGGGCCGGTAACAGTGATATTGCCTTCACCAGACGCTCCCAGAGTCACGTCAGTGGTGACGGTAGCGGTCCACACAACAACCGCGCCGGTATCATCAAGAACGACCTTACGGGTAGACAAGTTGAGGCGGTTACGGCCTGTGATCTGGATAGTCTCACCAGCCTTAACAACCAAGTTAGCTTGGAACGCTGTCACAGGCAGAACCTGCGTCATTGTGTCCTTGGCCGTTACATAGGTAACGTCGGGGTTACCGGATAGGGTGCCAGCACGGTCAGCGCCCGCTTGGGTGTTGTAGCTAGCCAGGGTTGTTGCAGTCATAACCTTCAAGCCTGCAAAGTCGTCCGCAATGATCGCCTTGTCTACAGCGTCCTTGACCAGACCTCCAGCTACACCGCCTGCGCCGAGGCTGCGGTTAGTGCTTGCCAGTTTGCGCTGGGTAAACGGGTTGACCGCATACATCCAATCGGCATCTTGAGGAACGCCAGTTGCTTGCATCATGGCACCTGCTTCAGCGATATCGTCCCAGGTATCTGCAGCAGTACCCACGGTTCCCGCTAGGAGCGCCGTGTTATTGAGCATGAAGCTAGCAAAATCAAGCTCTAGATCCGTAACGATCCGAGTAGCCATAGGTGCAAGCAACTCATCAAGCTGATCCATTTTGATCGCTTCGTCTGCTTCGTCGTAATCAACAAATACAGTGAAGTAATCCTGAACAACACCAGACGCTTTGCCTGTGATGATGCTGCTCTTTGTTTCTCCAGAAACGTCACCGCCAGGAGTACGCTTACTGATGTAATCAGTTGGGCGTTTAAAGTCTACCGTATCGCCGGTGTCTGGGGCGAAACGACCTTGAAGCAGCTGTGTGTCAACGTTCTTCGACATCACTCGCTTGCTTTCAAACTTTTCCAAAAACACACGAGCTAGTTTCCGCGTGAAGTTACTGTCAAAATTATTAGCCATTAGAGGCTCCTTTATTCAAATTTTGCACCCTTCGGCCCTCGTTCGCTGGCAATCTTTCCGCCTGCAGAAATTGGAGCGATTGGGTCAGGCGCTGCACTAGGTTTCGGTTTAGGTTTTCCATTGGCCAATTGGGCACGAATCTCGCCAAGTCGCATTGCTGCCATCATGGGGTTAGCCGTTGCGATCTCATCAGCCACATCTAAATGATTGGCAAGGAAATACGCGACTTCTGCACCGTTAGGCATAGTCATCACAGTTTCAAGCGTTTGAGCAGGCAATGTCGGCACGTTTGCAATCACTTCCTGATAGTCAGGGTGTTTTGCGGTGATCTCTGCGACCTGAGCATTAAAGCTGTTATTGATCGCTGTTACCCGTGCTGTTTCCTGTGCTTGAGTCTGCTGAACTTGTTGCTGTGCAAACCGCTGGTCTACCTTATGATCGATTAACGCTGCTTGGTACTTGGCGTCATCGAAATCAAACTGCTCCAGCGTTGGCACTGCGGTACTTGGCTGTTGAGTAGTTGCCGGCTGTTGCTGCTCTAAGGCATCAAGCCTTTGTTGGAGCGCGTCTGCACGGCGTTTCTCTTCGTACTTATCAGCCGTAATCTTGTTGATTCGTTTCTGAACACCATCAGGTTCAGCAGGAGTTTCAACACTTTCCTCCTGTGCCGGTGCTGGGTCGGCTTGACCGTCCTCTACAACTCCTTCCGCCTGTACTTCAGGTTGCGCCTCAACTTCTGGCTCAACGTGATCGTCATTCGCAAAGATGTTGTGTTCTTCAGCCTGTGCAGCTTCTGTCATTTGAATAGCCTCTAAGAGTCTCAGCCGCTATTTGAGGTATAGCGTAAACCTTATTCATAACGAATATAGTATAAATTCTATTTACTGCTCAGGCAAGACAACACCATCCTGCCCTAATTCTACAAGCGCTTGCTGATCCTTTCTGATCTGGTGTTCGTCTAATCCAAGCGGTATCCCTGCCTCTTGCTGGGTCTTGTATGCCTTGATCAGAGTTTCATACGTTTTGATCGTCTCAGCCTGTGCCTGCATTCGTGTCTTAAGAGTCTCGGCGTCTTGCTTCTCAATATCAGACATCAGCTTCTCAGACTGCATATTGATGTTGTCGGTGATGGCGGTCTGCTGCGGATCAGGCTGTTGTGGCTGATTAAGGCCTAACTCTTCCGCCTCCTCCTCTGTCGGGTCAACAATGCCCTGCTTGATCATCAGACGGCGCACACGCTTGGTAAGCTCGTCGTTCTCCAATACGTTCAGATTCTTAGCGATCAAATCGATAGCTACCTGGCCAAAGATAGGATTGCCGTTTGCCAACTCAATCAATTGTGATGCTGACTCCTGTCGCTGAGTGTTAAACGCCGGGCCTGTATCCACATCAACCGCATACTTCCCTGCGGTCAGGTCGTTAACAATAACCTGTTCACCGGTCTGCCGGTCAATGATCGGCTGATTGAAGTCATCTAGCGCCTGCTGATTAATCTGCACCTCTTCGCTGGTTCCGTCGATATTCATCACACGAACAATTCTGGCTGTGTCATAAATCTTCGGGATCAGGTCAACAAGGATCTCGCCGGTGTATTCCTTCGATTTATCCAAGTTGTCAGAGAAAATAAACGACCCGCGCTCACCCTTCTGAGCCTGAGATATAACAGACTTCTCACTGAGCAGTTGAGGCGCATCACCCATAGCAGCAGGAAAGATGCCTGTTGTCGCGTGAATGTCTCTCTCGGCCTGAACTGTCTGCTCTATCATGGCCTGCTGAACTGATGGCGCGCCGCCTCGCTGTGGGGCTCCTGGTGCAGTAAGGTCTGAGTTGTACAGCATAAACGGATGGTTTTGTGTGTTGAACGTCTCTAGCTGATCGGTGTGGCCTTCTGCCTGTTTGGTAGTAATCCAAATGGGATCTTTAGGCGTAAGCGCGGTTGTCTCTACCTTTGCCGATGTCTCATAGTTATAAATTCTCGCCGGGTCTTTTGCAAAGCGAACCAAACCCCTTACGAACGTTTGCCCCTCTATCTCTGTGACCTTGCCGAATAGAGGAATCAATGGGATGAATTTACCTGCCCACTTCTGAGCCTTAGAGATAAACCCTGATCCGTTCATCTTGCGCATTTCAACCCTGAAGGATTGAACAGAACGCTGACGCTCAATTGTCACACCCTCTAGGGCTAACTCATCAATAACGGCTTTCTCTTCGCCCAGGTCAATAACGCGCCCATCAGTCATTAACGCAATCTGCCTGGTTATAGGCTTCTTAACCCAATACTCTGCGACTCTGACTGTGTTGTTTTCCCGGTTAAACCAAGAAGAACATGAGCGAAGGTTTGTAATGTTCTGGTCAAAGCTCGTTGCTTCTGCATCAGGGAACTGTTCTCCAAAGTCTTCAAGCTGCATCTCTGTTGTCAGGAACGCCCAATTACCATCACGCTTATCGTATTCCTTGGCAGATGGATCGAACCAGAGTGAGGTAGTTGCTGATGGAATAGGCTTGATCTTAATGTCTTGCTCAAACGAATCATCATCGTTGAACTCGGTGATCACACGCCATCCGCCATAACCGCCAGCTATCTGCTCATCAAATGCCGAGTCGTATGCGTTCGATGCTTTTGACTGCGCCTCAATGTTTCTGATTAGACCGTTGAAGATGTCGGCTCTATCTTCGTCAGCTCCACCAGATACAGGCCTAACCTTGATATCTGTCCGGTTCTGCCGCTGATCGCCTGTAACTTGGTCCAATGCACCGGCGATGCGGTTGATGGTGTACATGGGCCGTCCGGCACGCTTCTCTTTGGCCAGATCATCCCATTGCCCGTCCTCTGTATGAGCAAAGCGGATATCCTCAACGCCTAACTCGCGCTGATTCTTCTCATTGTCCTGAACGACATTAAACCGCTTCAGGGCTAAGTCGTGATCTGTTTTGTCTTTGTCGTCTGCCATGCCGTTACCATTCAGATCCGAAGTTTAGTTTTATGGGTTTGTTTCCGCCAGGAGGCTCATATACAACACACATTAACCCGAATGCATCAGCACCATGCGATGCCCAATCATGTTCCGGGCCCAGTCCGATATTCCTTACCTCGTCTTTCTTTTCGTGGTACCAGCCGAGAGCGTCTAATCCGCCAACACACTTTGACTCATTGAACCACATCGACGGGAACAGCCTTCTAACCTCTTCTATGCGTGCTTTGGCTGCGCCTTTGCCTTGGTTCGGAACAACTGTAACTTCGTACCCAGCGCCATTAAACGCGCTCTCATATGATACATCATACACTCGGTCATTAGTTGAGCCGTCATGCGGTAGCCAAATCTGTGTATTTGATGTGGTATAGCCTTGCTCCCTCAACCACTCAAGATGTGCGCCGAGTGGCTGGCCCTGCACCTCGTAATAATTAAGAACCCTGATCTCTCTTCCTACAAACTGAGCAATCCACATTGTGAACGCGTCTGCTTTTGCCCCTGTGCCGCCAATATCGATAAACGCTCTATAAGTCAGCAAGGGATCAGGAGAGACTTTACCTAATCTGCCCTCTGTCCTGGCCTGTGCTAGTGACTTAGCGAAATAAGCACCTGATGTAACTGTTGCATATCCACCGTCCCATACATGATCATATTCGTCAGGCTGTGAATTAAGGCAATCAAGGCGCTCTTGCTCAAGCACAGAAGGGAACCAAGGGTTAT